GCGTTACTCCGAGTTTTGCCGCCGGGGCGCTCGACATCACTCTCGACTAGGAGAAAACATGGTTTACGTGAAATTGCTTAAAGACGTTGCCGAGGGTGGAGTGGAGTTCAAGGGGCCGCCGCAAGTGTTGAAAACCTCAATGAACCGGGTTGCTGGATCGCGCAAACTCATCGTCACGCCATACGCAAAAGACGAGATTGTGACGATGCACGAAGAGTCCGCGAAGAAGTGGATCAAGCGCGGCCTGTGCGAGATCGTGAAGGGGCCGGCCTGATGGTCGCCATCGTCCGCAACGATCTGCTGAAGCGCGAGCGCGTGGCTGTCGCGCACGAGGGCGATACGGTGAAACTCAAGTTTGGCAACGTGGAAATCAAGATGAATTACGTTGACGCTCTGCAACTTGCACAGTGGATTCGGGTCCGTGGCAAGCAGGCGAAGGTCAGGGCCGGAGACAGGCGGCACTGGTTGACAGCAGTAGGCACCCTACACGACGCATCGGTAACGAGAGGATAAACTATGTCAGCAGTCGGATATTCCTGCACGACGGAGGGTGCGGTGGCGCTTGCCGCCGCCACGGCAAAGACTATCATCGGCGCGAAGGCGCACGCGAACTCGGGGCTGCAACTGAAGGGCTACGAGATTTCGTTCGACGGTGTAACGGCGGCTGATGTTCCGGTGCTGGTGGAGATTTGCTATGCCACTTTCGCCACTAACTCTCCCGGCACCGCATCTACCTCGACCACGGTAAAGCAGAAGTATGGCCGCGTGCTCACGGCTGGATTCACGGCCGGGAAGACCTGGACCACGGAGCCGACGACGCTCACGGTGTTCAAGGAATTCCTGCTCGCTCCGGATAAAGGCTTCATCGCCTTTCAGTATCCGTTAGGCCAGGAGCCGGACTCGGCGCTCGCTGAGGGCTTCGTCATCCGCTGCACTGCTCCGGCAGCGGTCAACGTGCGCGGCGGTCTGGACCTCGAAAGGATTTAGTCATGTCACGAATCATTCTCGCGCTCGCCTTGGCTGTGCTGCCGCTTGCGGCGGCTGCGCAGACGGTGAGCATGAAGGTGAACTCGATCTGGTCTTTTACCGAGGACCAGAAGAATTCACTGTCGGCTACCTTGTTGCGAAAGAACGCAACTACCGGGAACCTCGAAGCGATACCGGGGCAGAGGCTCGCGCTGGAGCAGATGAAGATCACCTATGGCGCTGCGCTCGTAGTGCCAGAGTCTATGTCGGCGACCTTCCCCGGCCAGAAGTCTAGCGCTATGACGGTGTGGGGCGTTCGCTTGTTCCACTCAGCAGCAGGGACTGGGTGGAGCATGCCGGAGCATCCGATCAATGTTTCATTCAACTCTGCGCTCGTCGTTCCAGCGGGGCAGAAAGTTTTCTGTCTTTACCGAATGCCGGTGCGAGAGATGGGTGATCTGACTTGCGCCGTGGGAGCGCCTACCATAGTTGTCCCGCCGCCTGTCGTGATTCCCCCCGTAGTTCCTCCGACGACCGGCGCCAGCAAGCCCGGCGACCAGTCACCACCGCTCGCGCAGTTGGTGGCAAAGGATGGTGCGGTGTGGACTCTGGTGGCAGGCCAGGTGCTGCGCAACGGCGTGAACACGCAAAGCCCCTATTCTCCCAACGTCAGCCGGATCTACATATCCGACACCTACGGCATCCATGCTTTCAGCGGCGACCACGGCTACATCTGCTGGGGCGGCGGGACGACTTGGGGCTATGCGGCAGGATGCTAGTCGTGAACACTCTTACAGAGCGCGAGCGTCTGGTAATGGAGGTTCGTGAGGGGAAACGGCTCATGGAGCACGCTCTGGCATTACGCGATGAGAACACCGCCGAGTTCGCGGCGCGCTGGCTTGAGGAGCAGGGCATCAGCTACGAACTGGCGATGATCGCTCTCATTGGCTTCAGGCGCTCGGCGATCTCTAAGAGCAGGAGGGAAAGCTAGTGGCTATACCTTTAACCAATCTGCATAAGCGTCGCGTCGTGGAGCAGATATGGAACATGCTGATGGGCCTCCAGCGAGGCATGCGCGACGGGGCAACCGCGTATCGCTCATTGGCCGTAGCGCAATCTTCCCCTGTTGCCACGCTCAAAATACAGATGGAGGATGCTGCCACAAACGTGTGGCTTGTGAGCCTTCAGCGGCTGATTGATCTTCTGGCCGCACCGGCTAGGCGACAGAGAGTTCTGGACGTGATGGCGCAAATGGGCTGGACGGAAGCTGATTTGACGGATGTGGCTACTCCGCTTCGCACGGCAGCCATTGCCTTCCGTGATGCACCCAAGAACAACTATGCGCAAATCATCACTGCCTGCGACTCCATGCTCGCGTTCATTGATCCACCTGAATCGCTATGGCCTGAATAATGTCTTGGGCAAATTTAAAGGGCTTCAATTGCCGCGCGACGTTGGGGTATGTCACTGACGGCGCGAATGAGATTTTTGTAAGCGATGCTTTCGGTGCTTATCCGCAAAGCAAGACGATAGACGGAGACACGTTCAACTGCGGCTGGGAAACGGCGCCGGCGAACTCCCGCGACCGTAACTCAGGGCTGGACGCAAGGTTAGCGGGGGCGGTTTATACACTTAGCGCGTCCGGTATTAGCCCGGTCTTCAGGATTGATGTGCCTAACGCCGGAGACTACGGCATACAGGTTGCGATGGGGGAAGCCAGTTTTTCCAGCAACGCGAAATATGAAGTTCGAGACACGACGACGGCGTTGATAACGCTGACAGAAACAAACATCGCCCAAGAGAAATATGTTGACGCGAGCCTTTTTGAAAGATCGAGCGCGGCGAATTGGGTGTCCGCCCAAGTAGAGGTAACAAAAACTGTTGCAACGACCATTTTTCGATTCGTGATTCAGGAACCAGCTGCGAACCACTCAGCGCTGGCCCACTTTGCAATCAAACTAATTACGGCTGCACCCGCTTCTGGAAAAGTGATTGATTACTCGAAGTTCCCGATTGAAAAACTGGCGGCAGGACCAAGGAGCTTATTGCGATGATTCTCGTAGCGGGAGACAAAATTCAACTCGTCACCAGTTCGGCTGCGACGATCAAATCGGTAATTAGTTACATCGACTCCAGCGATTCGACTGGTGCTTTTTCTGGCGGCGGCACACAGAAAACCGCCATTGCCAGCGCGACGACGACGGACGTTTTGGCGACACCCGGAGCCGGTGTCCTGCGTCGCATGAAGTTTGCAACGTGGCGCAATGCGGATGCCTCTCTGGCGTGCGACGTGACGGTGCTCGTTGACGTAAGCGCCACGGACTACGAGCTTCACAAAGTATCGCTTGCTACTGGCGATACTCTGCAATACATCGAGGGCATCGGGTTCTTCACGCTGACTTCTACCGCGCTACTGAACAAGATGCTCTACGTGACCGCTAACTCGGTTCACGCCACGGCGGCCACCTTTGCAACCATCACCGGGCTATCTTGTAACGTCATAAGTGGCAATCGTTACGCCTTCAATTGCGGCCTCGCCTGCATCACCAACGCCACCACTACCGGCGCGCAGTTCGGCATCGGTGGTGTAGCGATGACGGACATGGTGGCGATGGGCCGGTCCGTGTTGCTCGGTTCTCCGACCGGTTCTTCGACCAACACAACGGGCGTTGTCACCGCAGTTGATACGGCGGTCATGGCGCAGACGACAGGAGCGGCGGCCAATCAGCCGCACGAAATGAGCGGGAGTTTTCAACCGTCTGCAAGCGGGACGTTTTCGATCAAGGCAACGTCAGAAGTTACCGTTTCCGCAGGGCTGACCGTTCTGAAAGGCAGTTGGGCCTGGATTCGTCAAACGGATAACTAATCCGTGACGACACAGGTTATATCCCAAGAGGTTGTTGCCAAGGCGCTATTCGATACTGACGTAGCGGGCGGGATGTTTGACCGGGAATTCCTGACGACGGAGGAAGTCGCACAGCCTGACCGGCGACAACCGCCGCGCATCGTCTCGCAAGCCGTGAACCGCAGCTACACCTACTGATATGGCGCGCCTCGGACGCGGACAGTCGTTTGCTCCGATCATTCACAACGGGGCGTCTAACGTCCAGGCTTCTGGTGCGCTTGCTGGCGTAGCTTCATTCGGATTCGCCAATACCGCGACGATGCTAGGAGCTGGCGCGCTCGCTGCCGTAGCGGCGCTGACCTTCGGGGCCGGTAGCAGCACGCTGACCGGATCGGGCGCGCTGGCAGGCTCGGTCCCGGTCACGTTCAGCAATACCGCGACCCTTTCCGGCTCCAGCGCAATATCCGGCACCACGGATATTACTTTCAGCAACAGCGCGACCCTGACGGGGGCTGGAGATCTTGCCGGTTCTGTTCCGCTTGCCTTCACCAACAGCGGCACACTGTCAGGTGCCGGTGCGCTTACTGGCAGCATCCCTATTGCCTTCACGAATACCGCAACGCTCGTCGGCTCCGTCGCGCTCGCTGGAACGTCGCAGATCGCGTTCGTCAATAGCGGAACGCTGGACGGTGGCGGTGCGCTATCGGGTGCATTGCCGTTCACGTTCTCAAACTCGGCAACGCTTGTAGGCTCAGGAGCACTCGCTGGCTCGATACCGCTTACGTTCGCGCCGAGTGGGACGCTTGATTTACCGGCCGGCGAGATAGCCGGAGCTGCTAATATAACCTTTATTCTGACAGGAGCAGTAATAGGATCAGGTGCGCTGGAGGGGATAGCTGCTGCTGCCTTCCTAAATACAGGAACGCTGGAGGGAGCTGGTGCACTCCTGGGAACTATTCCAGTTACTTTCTTCCTGCAAGGAACTCTAGGTGGTGGCGGAGGATCGACAGTTCTGTTTTATGATGGAATCAGCACAGTGGACGGGCTGCTCTATCATAAAGGTATTTCCCGGCCGGCGATCTCGCTTGTAGATGCAGGCGGAGGAACTTACACCGTGACCAAGCGTGATGCTATCTCTGGCAACCTAAAAACAGATAGTATATCTGGCCAGACTTACTTGATTGATGGAGAACTTCCGTGACAACGCCAGCGAGTAATACTCCCTACCCGATCATCACTGACGCAATGCAAGATGCCGGGCTGCTGCAGGACGGGGATGATCCAACACCGGAGCAACTGGTGAAGTATATGCGGCGGCTGAGAGATGTGATTAACGAAGCGCAGATCTCGGGGCTGAAGCTGTGGTTGCTGAGCGATCAGGCAGTTACATTGGTCGCCGGCCAGGCAACTTACAGTTTCAAGCCCTCTGGCGACGTGAATATGACGAAGCCGCTGAGGGCGCTACAGGGCTACTACCTCTACACCGCGACGAATGTTCGCCGGCCTATCTGGCCGCTATCCTGGCAGGAGTATTTGACTCTGGGTCAGGCTGGTGTGCTGGCTGGAAACCAAGGCCCGATTAGTCAATACTTCGTCAATAAGCTCGCAGCGGAGCTACAGGTTACCTTCTGGCCCTGCCCTGATGCAACTGAAGTTGCTAATGGCAGCGCGCATCTGCTGCTTCAGACGCAAGTCACGAATCCTATCAACCTAGTCGAGACTATGATGTTCCCAGAGGAGTGGCGGATGTTTCTCCATTGGGGGCTGGCTAATGAGATCTGCACCGGACAGCCCGCGCAGATAGTCGCGCGCTGTGCGCAGAAAGCTGCGATCTACCGGAGCACGTTAGAGGACTGGGATGTAGAGGAAGCAAATATCATTATGCAAGTTGACACGCGCTCACACGCGAATGTAGGAAGGTTTCGCTGATGGCTGAGGCACCAGAACAGCCAGATATTCCTAAGCGATTACCGCTGGTAATTGATCCAGCGAATCGTGGGAATTCTACGGCCTACGACGCGCGGCTGGTGAACTGCTATAGCGAGAAGTCGAAGGAGGGGGACTACTATCTCTATGAGAGGCCGGGGCTGGATGAGCAGAGTAGGCCGCCGGCGGCCAACGCGACAGGTCGAGGGATTACCTTCTGGAGAGGAAATCTATACTCTATCTTCGCGGATAAGTTATACAAGGACGGCGTGGCGCAGGCGGGAACTGTAGATACTACCAATGGGGTCTATAAATTTGATTCCTGCTTAGGCGCCACACCGAAGCTGCAGCTAGGGAATGGGATAGAGGCGTATAACTACGATACGGCCGGCGGCCTGGTAAACATCTCTGACGCAGACTTCCCCTCCCTCTTCGTCAAAGGTTGGGCCTATCTTGACGGAACTACCTACGTCATGGTTCCAAGCGCGCATATTCTTGGCTCGGATATCAATGATCCCCCAAACTGGGATCCACTCAATGATATCCTAGCGCAGATTGAGCCAGACCAGGGTAAGGCGTTGAGTAAGCAATTGGTCTATGTAGTTGCTTTTAAAGAGTGGACTACAGAGATCTTCTACAACGCCGGGAATGCTACGGGGAGTCCTCTTGGCCGCGTCGAGGGGGCGAAGATCGACTGGGGCTGTCTGTCCGCCGACAGCGTGCAGGAAGTCGGCGGTGTGCTGCTCTGGCTGGGCAGAGGCCGCTATGGCTCGCCTGAAGTGATCCTTCTGGATAAGCTAAAGGCCGAGGCTGTCTCAACCAAGCCGATTGAGCGGTTGCTAGAGCAGGCAACGCTTACTAATGTCTATTCCTGGGCAGTCAAACTCAATGGACATCGCTTTTATGTCCTGACGCTTAAGGATGAGAATCTAACTCTGGCTTATGATTTGGACGAGCGAGCGAATAGCCCTTGGAGTCAGTGGACAGATGTAAATGGGAATTACCTGCCAATTGTCTCTTCCTGCGCTAATGACTTGCTGCAGCCACTGCTCCAGCACGAGAGCAATGGGCGGATCTACATTGCTAGTAATGACTATGCAACAGATGATGGAGACCTGATTCAAGTAGACATCTATACTCCCAATTTCGACGGAGGGACTCGTCGGAGGAAGACTCTGAGCAAGCTCGAGATTATCTCCGACCAACAGGCCGGGAGCGTGCTGGAGGTTCGGGTGAATGACCACGACTTCGATCCGAAGAGATGGTCAAACTGGCGTCGGTTTGATCTGAGCAAGAAGCGGCCTTATATAGATGACTGCGGAACCTTCGTGCGCCGCGTGCATAACTTCCGGCATAAGAAGCCTGTGAGGATGCCCAGGATTCAAGCGATGGAATTGCAGATACTGCTAGGAACTCTCTAATGGCAGATGTCCAGCCACCGCCGACCTTTGCGGATGTTATCTTGGTCAACGAGCAGACTAAGAGGGCTAGCTTTAACCCGATTTGGTTAAAGTGGTTTATTGACCTCGCGAATACACTGAATGCGAGTGGAGGAACTCTGCTGACCCATAATGATATAGCAGGGATTCAGGGAGGAATTACCGGAGAGCGCTATCACCTGTCGCAAGCTCAGCAAGCTTTGGTTGCGGGAAAGGTTACGGCCTGGGGTAGTAGTGCTACCGCAGACCTGCTTCTGCCTGCAGGGACTACTGGGATCGCGAGCCTGCGGATTCCTCATGGGGCCGCGCCAAGCTCTCCTGTTAACGGGGATATCTGGACTACAACGGCAGGATTGTTTATTAGAATCAACGGGGCGACCGTTGGTCCACTTACTTAACGGAGATTCACATGCCAGAGCTTATTCCGAGTAGAGACAACCCAACAGGCAGTCTGTCTGGTGCAGTTCAGAGCTATCGCTCTCGGCAGACAAACGTAGGGCGAGGAGCGGTAGCTCCGGAAGAGTTTGCCAGAAGAAATGCAATGCCAGATATAGATTACTTTAACCAGTATATAGCTCCTGGTTACGGTGAACGGGGTCCTTCAACCTTTTCCTTTGGAAACTGGGATACAGGACTCACTGGTTCTGATATGATTGGTCTCATGGCGATGGGAGTCGGGGGCGTTGCTGCGGGAGCCGCGGGGGGAGGAACAGCCGCAGGAACAGAGTTAGCAGGGGCTGAAGCTTTTGATCCTTCCTTCTATGATATGAGTAGTAATACTGGAATAGGAAGTGGCTTTGAAGGCAGCTTCGCCGGGAATGAGGCTTTTGATTACAGCGGATTTAATGGATACGAGCCTGGCGGCCTTGCAGGTAATCCCATAGATGTCGACTATGGTCAATTTAGTGGCTATGAGCCAGGCGGAACAGCAGGTAATCCTTCGACCCCTGGGCCGCAGACACCTAGAAGCATCTTCGAGGAGATGATGAGAAGGCGAGGACGCTTTCCTCTTATAGATATTGCTTCTGGTATCTATGGGATGAGTCAGGCGAATAGGACTGAGCGGGCCTCGCGAGATGCTGACCCGATGAGCGGCTATCGCTCGCAGTATGCTCAGCAGCTTTCCCATCTGGCCGCGAACCCGAACACGATTACTACTATGCCCGGCTACGCCGCCGGCCAGCAAGCAGTAGAACGGCGCCTGGCCTCGCAGGGCTACCTTGGCTCTGGTAACATGATGCAGGCTATGAGTAACTACGGCGGGGACTTCTACAACAGAGAGGTTGCCCGACTGTCACAACTGGCAACTCCGAGTCCTGGCGCTATCGAATCACGGGTAGCTGGACAGAACGCCGCGAGTAATCAGCGTGGGCGGTCTCTGGCTAGTATCGGCTACGGTCTCTGGAACCTATTCTAAGGATTGATATGGCTGAATCTGGACTGTGGGGAACGCCTGTCGGGCGTATAGCCGCCGGCCAGGAAATGCTAGACTCTGCGCAGGGGCTCAGTCGTATTGACCTTGAGGCTGCGCATGGGCGATACTATGGAGCAGGCGCGCAGAAGCTCGAGGCAGACGCTGCGGAACAGCAGCAGATGGCGGAGTTGGCGAGGAGGGCTGCTGGCGGGCCGCAAGGAGGGGCTTCTGTCTCTATGGCTGACAGGATGGATGCTCTGGCCGAGACCGCGATGAACTCGGGGCTGGTAACTCGTGCGCAGGTGCTGTCTAAGGATGCCTCACTGGTGCGGCAGCGAGAGTCCGCAGCTGACTCCTCCCAGACTACTGCGGTGCTGAATCGACTGAAGGGAGTGAGAGAGCAGGCCGAGTTAACTGGTCAGTTATTCGGCGGGGCAACGGATGAAGCAAGCTGGCAGCGTGCGGGGGAACTCTTCGAATTCCAGACAGGTCAGCGAAATCCCTATGCAGGAGTGCCTTGGACTGCTGACCTGTCTGAACGGATTAACTCGGCCGCGCTGAGCACGAAGGAGCGGCTGGATCTGGAAGAGACACGGGTAACTCACGCTGCGCAGGAACGCCATCGGGTTGGCCGGCGGGCTCAGCATGATCAGGCGCTACGGATAAGTGAAGCGCGACTTGCACTGGAACGGGCACGACAGGCTCGGCTAGAGAAGATCGGTGGGGGAAAGGCGGTGTCGGCTCCGGCGACTACAGAGATTACTCAGGCCAAGCGACTCGTTGCGAGGGATTATGAAGGGATGGAGGCAACAGATCTGAATGACGCTGCCTACGCGGTCGCGGCCGAGGCGAGAGCCCTGCGCCGGGCCAACCCTGCTCTGGACGCGAATGTCGCTCTGCAACAGGCCTATAATAATGCCAGGGCCGCCGGTGACTTCCAGCTGACTCGGAGAGGAATAGACATTCCCCTGCTTGGTAACTTTGGTAGTAAGGCAGGTTACCGCGGAGCTGGTAAGACCTTCGAGACTGCTGTTCCGGTCCCTAAGGACAACACTCTTCTTCAGTCTGGTCGCTTCTACTCCAGCCCAAGCGGAGTAGTTGGTAAGTGGAATGGGAAGGCTTTCGAGATAGTCCCGCGTGGTGCGCGCCCGTTACAATCCGGTAATGGGAGCCTCGCTGACCCAGAGGACGAGGACGAGGAATAGCATGGCTGAGATGAGCTTCGCAGACTTTACCTCTGGCCTGGAGCTGCCCGACGTAGCCCCAATGGGCCGCGTGCGGACGGAGAAGCAACAGCGGCGAGCTGTCGCCTTTACTCCAGAGGAGAACGAAGCGCTCTACAAGTCAGAGAATCAGCCGAAGAATCTCGAGGACTGGCAGCGGGCGATTGACGGAGCGAAGACGATAGAGCAACGGCAAGCGCTGCAAGAGGGACTGGACCAGACGCGAGTCGGTGGTTTCACCGGCGGCCAAGCACGCACTCCTAAAATAATGAGCCTGGAAGAGTTTAGTAGCGGGGAGCTGCCTAAGGCCGACCGGCTGGTAAATAAGCCTGTTTCTGAGTTTCGAGTAACCCTGCAGGACACGCTGCAGAGGTTGAAGCAGGCCGGCGGCGAGGCCGCGGCTCTGGCCGACATGGTATTCGGGATGCCAGTGTTCCTGGCCGCCACCGGCGCGCAGCTTACTGGAACAGTCCGCGCAATGGCTGAGGGATCGAAGGAGCCCTTTGCCCAGGGCCGCGAGGTAGGGAAGTATGTCTCCCAGCGCGCGAGCGAGATACCAGGGATTCGCGCCACTATCAACCCAATGCAGAAGCTCCTGGCTGAGTTTGGTTCAGAGGACCTAGCAGCCAATTCCTCGACCACGAAGGGAATGGAGAAGTTGATGGGGCTGGTAGAGGAAGCTGGGGTGTGGGTTGAGCAGGCCTCGGGTGGGCGAGTGAGCAGGGACGCCGTGCCGATGTTTGCTGAGGTGCTGATGAGCGGAGCGACTGGGATAGGTTCTGGCCGCGCGAAGCCCGCGATTGCTCCCGAAATGGCGAAGCGCCTGCGAGAGCACGCAGAGAAGATGCGGGACCAAGCGGAGCTGGAGGCTAAGTCCCAGTTCCTTACTCCTGCGGAGTTCATGACCCGGCTGCCAGTTCAGCAGCAGATCAATGATCTCCTGGCAATTCGCACCCCGGCTGAGCAAGCGAAGATTACTCGGCAGAGGAGGAAGGATGTGCAGCAGGCCTTTCGAGAGCCGGCTGAGGGAAGTGACTTTGCTTCGGTCGAGGAGTCCCAATTTCGGGCCGGCGAACGGATGGACCGCGAGGCTGCTTATACCGCGGAGCAGGCAGATCCTGCAGTCCGGATCGGTGGCGAGGCCTATGAGATTGGCTCCAAGCAGACTCCCGAGCGAATCGGTCAGGCCGAGATTCTCTCCATCATGCAGAAGCCGGCCTTTGAGCGAACTGCGGAGGATTTGATTACCCTGCGCGAGGCGAGGAAGGAAGGGGGAAATGCGTCGCCTGAGGCTCTTATGCTTCTCAGCGCGGCCGGGATTGGAGCGGCAGCAGGGGCGATGACGGATGAGAAGCTGCAGGGTGCTATTCTGGGAGGAGCTGTGGGTGCGTCCGCTGTGCTGCCCTTCATTGGCCGCGGCCCCTCGGTTCCGAGTGGGATGAAGCAGAGCGGGGCGGTGAAGGCGCCGGGAGGGATGTGGCATCCAGAGGCGGTGGATAGGCTGACGAGGCCTTTAGAAGATCAATTAGGCACATATTTACCCCGTTTTGCTGAGCCTATTGGTGGCGACCCTGCGGTAGTTGCTCTTAATGCTGCCCGAGATATATCAAGGTATTGGCCGAAAAAAGCTATTCGGAACTACCTCAACAAATACGCTGGGACAGAGAAAGATCCTTTAAAGGATGTAGAGATTCCTTTTGGTCGTGATATTAAGCGTTGGGGAGAGCTTACTGACTCTCTATTTGTCTCTCGCCAGGTCAAAGATATTCAAAACTTTGATTATCGAATAGGTCAGCGGGGTGAGAGAGATATGCCTGCAGAGCTACGCAGAGCACCCGCTGATGAGCCTGTCTGGGATTTTGTAAACAGACAGTCTATAGCAGAGATGCCACAAGGTGCAAGAGATACAACCCGTTATGCTGGTGTAGCTTTACAATCTTATCTTGCTCACGTAGGGGATTTTCTTAAACAGCACGTCGCTCCTGAAAAGCTCCAGCAGTATGACCTTGTCCGAGCCGTCCGCGAAACCGCTGAGAACGACCGCCGGGTCGCTAAGGAGATGGAGAAGGCCCAGAGCGCCTCGACTGCTCAGCTACCTGTGCATAAGGAATATCCCGACGGAATGAAGTGGGTGGAGTTAAGGCTTCCGGAGAAGCTGACGGAGGAGCAGGGGAAGCAGATTCGGCCAGCAAGTAGAACTGAACTCAAAAATGAAATAGAGCGGCTAAATCAAGCCTTTGACTCTGATAAAGCGGCCGAACACGCTGAGGGCTATGTTGCGAAAGATGCAAATGGTAAGGATATTCGTAACAGTTATACAGGCTCCCCTGCAGTAGGAGCTACTCCTGAAGAAGCCTGGCTCGCCGGCCGCTTGGCTGAGGAAGGCAACCAGATGGGGCACTGCGTCGGGGGATACTGTGAGGGCGTGGCGAGCGGGGAGTCAAAGATCTACTCGCTGAGGGATAAGAAAGGGCTGAGTCATGTGACGGTGGAGGTGAGTCCCTTCGATATTCGTAAGGTATCTGATGCTGTTTATGATAACTTTGTAGATCAACATCCTGCTATTAAAGAACGCTTTGGTAATATTCCTCGCTTTACTAGTCATACTAGGGTAAGCGACGTTGAAGGCACTGCTATACGGCGTTCTTGGCGTGAAGATATTCGAGCTACGCCAGAGTTTAAACAATGGTTGCTTGAGCAGCCTTCTGATATCCAACAGATCAAGGGCAAGCAAAACCGCGCACCTGCCGCTGCTTATCTCCCCTACGTCCAGGACTTTGTGAAGGAAGGGAAGTGGGGAGAGGTAGGGGATTTGGAGGGGACGGGACTCATAGAGATTTCAGGAGGACTACAGAAAGAGCGCGGGCTTCCTCGCTATGCTACAAGAGAAGAGATTACTAAGGCAGACGAGAAGTTTGAGACCTCCACAGCTAGAGAGGAGACTGCTCGTGCAGGGCAAGAACTGCGTGACGTGCAGGCCCGTAATCGTCAGCGCGGCTTCATCGACCAGCGACTCGTTGTGGGGCTCGGCGGCCTCGGCCTCGGCGGCATCCTCGGCAGCTATCTCTCCGACGATCCTGCCTCCGGCGCCCTTCTCGGCGCCCTGGCCGGCGGCTCGCTCGCCCTCCCCGGTGTCCAGCGCCGACTCAAGCAGGCCGCCGAAGCAGCCGACTACGGCATAGGAAATATCTCCACGCGGATAGGAAATATCTCCCCTGCCCTGCGTCAGCGCGCACGGCTCTTCGAGATGAGGAATCTAACGGAGAGTCATCGAGTTCTCCACGAAGTTGTTCCCTTCATGAAGGCCCTGGACAAGGTGCCTGAGAGCAAGTTGGCTCCGCTGGAGCGAGCTCTGCTTACTAATGACGCACCGAAGATTGCAGAGTTGATGAAGGGTAATCCTGAATTAGTCTCTGGTTGGAGACAAGTCAGGAATACTCTGAATGACCTTGGGACGAAGCTGGCTGGCTATGGTCGCTTCCGTTCGATGAAGGATGACTACTTCCCCCGGTTAGTCAAGGACGTAGAGGGACTCAAAGCTGCTCTAGGCACTCCAGAGCGCACGAAGTTGCAAGCTGCCCTGGATGAAGCGCAGGCCGCCGCGATGAAGAGCCGAGGCACCCCGCTGACGAATATCGAGCAGTCTGCGATTATCAATAGGGAAGTTCAGGCGATTCGCAGGGCCAGGGGGTATCTGCCGGGGTTCGCTAAGGACAGGGCAGTAGCTGAGATCACCGAGCAACTCAGGCCCTTTTACCACACGCCCTCGGAGTCGCTCTACGCCTATATCCGCGGGGCTACCCAGGACCTCGAGACTGCGAAGTTCTTCGGGAAGGAGCTAGCGCAGCGACGGGCTGGCGGCCAGGAATATATTGACCTCGATACTTCGATCGGGAATGTGGTAGGCCGCGAGCTGGTCGCCGGCAAGATCACCCACCCTCAGGCCCAAAAGCTAATTGATATGCTCCAGTCTCGCTTTCGCGGCGGAGAGCGCTCTTCGAATGCTATCATCCAGGACCTCCGTAATCTCGGCAATATAGGCCTCCTAGGCAACATTGTCTCCGGTGCTACTCAGGCCGCGGATGCAATGATGGCAGTCTATGCGCAGGACCTTCGCTCTACCCTCGCCTCGATTGGCCGGCAGCTCTCTGGCCGCGAGCGCATCACTGCTCAGGACTTCGGCCTGGCTGACCATATCGCGGAGGAATTTGTCTCTGGCACCCGGACCGCTGGCTGGTTGAACAAGATGTTCAAGTATTCAGGCTTCGCTGCTATCGACCGCTTCGGAAAGACTACCCTGCTCAACGCTGCTCTGAGCCGGGCCGAGCGGCTCTCCTCTACCCCCAACGGAGTGAAGAGGCTCAGAGAGAAGTATGGCGAGGCTTATGGAGAGGAGTTCCCACAGCTGGTCGGAGACCTGGCCGCCGGCCGCATGACCGAGCGCGTGCGCTCTATGCTATTCAGCGAGCTCTCTGACATGCAGCCGATCAGCAAGCTCGAGATGCCCCAGGCTTACCTCGACCACCCCAATGGCCGCCTGATCTACATGCTCAAGACCTTCATGATGAAGCAGATGGACGTAGTGCGAAGGGATGCCTACAATGAGATTAAGAAGGGCAACGTAGCCAAGGGCCTTAAGAATCTCACCGAATACGGTCTGGTCCTGGGAATCTCTGGCGCGACTACCCAGATGGTCAAGGACTGGCTGATGGGGAATCCTGTCAACTTCGCACCTACCGACGTGATGGAACAGATGTTGAGGACCTTCGGCTGGGGAGAATATGTTCGGGATAAAGCTGCCCAAGGCCGCCCTGTGGAAGCCCTTGCAGGCACTATCGCCCCGCCCTACCGCATGATGGATGATATTATCAGGCGAGATCCTAAAGCTGCTCAGTATGTCCCGCTGGTCGGGAAGCTGTTCTACAGCTGGGAACTCGGCGGCCAGGAAGAAGCAGAGCTTCGCCAGGCTAGAAAGGACCGCAAGGCCGGCCGCGAGACTGATCTCTCTGCTCGCACAGAGAACTATCAAGAGCAGAAGCGTGAGAAGGCCCGCGAGCGCAGGGAGGCCGCCCAGTGACAGAGACCGACTATTTCGCTCCCGGCCAGTGGAACGCCCTCTGCCACATCTGCGGGGCGAAGAAGAAATCTGGAGACCTAGTCAAGCACTGGCAGGGATTCTATTGCTGCCCTCACCATCCAGGAATTACTCGACACCCTCAGGACTTCGTTCGGGGGATTCCTGATAATCAGGCCGCGCCGTGGACTCAGCCAGCGCCGGCGGATAGCTTTGTCGATCTCTGTTCTCCTAACGATCAAACAGCTATTCCAAGGAGAGCTGGACCTGGTTGTGTTAAGCCGGGTTATTTAGCTCCTGGTTACGATTTAACTTTTGCTCTAGAGGATTAATATGCCACTGCAAAATTTCGTTGACAATCAGCTGCCGACGATCAAGGCCGCCTGGCTGAACGCGGTAGATGCGTTCTACTTTACTCTATTCAACAGTGCGACTACGGCAGCGCAGGCGAGAACAGCGCTTGACGTTCCTAGTAATGCAGAAGCTGTGCTCAAGGCTGACACTGAAGTCAATACTGCGATCATCGACAGCAATGCCGCCGTTGACATTTCGCTGCGGACGAACAACGGGACGGAGCAGGTTCAAATAAATCACGTTGCCAGCTCGAATCGTTCCCTTGTTCTCAGCGGTTCCAATGGAGGCAATCCGTCAATAGGTGTGACTGGTGGGGCTATTGCGCTCACCACGGATACAGTCATCGGGGGGGTGTTGACTGTTAATTCATTAGTTTCTGGCGCTGGCACCTTCAGCGGCGCGGTAACCGGCGCGACTGCCGCTGGAGCAATGGTAGCTACACAGGCCGAACAGGAAACAGGCACGGCAACGGATAAGCTCGTTACGTCTGGACGCCAGCACTTCCACCCGAGCGCGGTGAAATTCTGGGTCATCGCAAACATTTCTGGAACGAGTCAAGCCAGTTACAACGTAACCAGCGTCACCGATGACGGAGTTGGTTTGATTACGGTGACTATCGCCACTGATTTTTCAAGCGTGAATTGGGTTCCATTCGGATTGCCGGAAGCCGATACCGTTGTGTTTGCAAGGGCTCAGCACGCTTCCGTCAGCGCCGGAGCCGCGCAGGTTCAGGTTATGGATGTAACAGGGACATTGACAGACCCCACTCGTTTTGTGTTCGGCGGACTTGGAGACCAATAATGCCAACAATCATCATCATCATCAGCAGCCCGCATCCTGAGTGCCCTAGTGGCGTATCCGTGATGAACCTGCGAAGTCTGCCCGACTTGGATGACGCGCTCGCCAAGTGGAAACTGGCTCATCCCGGCAAGTATCTCTCGCACAGAGAGGGCGCCGATGCGGACAGACAGACTGAGCGCGTTTTCCGTGATGCGCTAGGGAGTGATCTCACCGTGGATATGCCGAGGGCGCGAGAGATTCACCGCGACCGTCTGCGCGTGCTTCGTGCATCGAAATTTGAGCCATTGGAGCGGGCGCAACGAACTGCGCTTGTGCAAGGAAACCAGTTGGAGGCCAGCCGGCTTGAGACTGAACTTCAAAAACTACGCGACGCAACCGCCGACCCGCGGATTGATTCGGCGCAGACGCCGGAAGAACTTAAGGCGGTGATGCCAGCGGTTCTGCGATGAATGCCCTACCACAAGCCTTTCAAATGCCCCACCTGCGGGAGGGAAATGATCGAGCGCAAGCGGGTATGGCCGATGGCAGACGACCCGCCCCTGTGCCCCGTGTGCAAGATACCGGAGAAAACGGATGAGACTCCCGACGCAGACAGTGACACTGGGCGGAAACGCATACCGCGTGACGGTGGAGATCGAGCCTGATCCTTCGGTGCCTCCGGTTGACGCGCCTCCAGTCGTCACGCCGCCGACCGCGAAAGGCTACACCGCGCGGGGAGGAAAACTCTACGACGCAGCGGGCAAGGAGGTTCAGCTCCGCGGCATCAGCCACTTCGGTTTCAACGGTGGGAATCTTCAGCCAGAATTCCTCTGGTCAATGAACTGGAAGGCGCAGATAGCGCAGATGAAGTCTCTAGGCTTCAACGCCATCCGCTGCCCGTTCGTGCCGGACACGCTCTACGCTCTCAAGCACGGCTACGTTGACCCGAGGATCAATCCGGGCTTGGACGGTGTAACTCCTATGCAATTCCTGGACCTATGGATGGCGGAAGCGAACAGTCAGGGCATGTATATCCTGCTCGACTTCCACTCCGTGTCGAAGATGAGCCAGTATT